CATGGCCTATTCCACGCTTGGCATGCTGTCGGGCGGCACTGGCGTTCCCGTCTTCACCACCGCCATCGGCAATCTCGGCGAGCGGGCTTTTGAATACGTGGCGCTGCCATTTACCGACTCGACGACGTTGAATGCGTGGGAGACCGAGTATGGTTTCTCCGATAGCGGCCGCTGGGGCTGGATGCGGCAGCTCTATGGCCACATCTTCTCGGCCAAGCGCGCTGACTACGCCACCATGATCACGTTTGGCGAGAGCCGCAATTCTGGCGTTACTTCCATCATGGGAGTCGATCTGGCAAGTCCGTCGCCGGTTTATGAGTGGACGGCGGCTTATTGCGCGAAGGCCGCGCGCGGGTTGACCAACGATCCTGCGCGTCCGCTGCAGACGCTGGCGCTGGCCGGTATTCTGTCGGCTCCGCTGCAGGATCGCTTCAATCGCATGGAGCTGAATACGATCGCCACCGCTGGCATCGCGACGCAGGAGCAGGGCAGCGAAGGCGCACCGATGATCCTTCGGGAAACCACTTGCTATCAGCTCAACCTCTATGGTCAGGGTGACGACGCCTACGAGCTGGTGACCACGCTAGCGACGCTGGCACGTCTGTTCCGCAACCAGCGGCAGGCGATCACCTCGAAATTCCCGAGGCACAAGCTTGCCAATGACGGCACTCGCTTCGGCCCCGGCCAGGCCATCGTCACGCCCGGCATTCTCAAGGCCGAGCTGGTCGCCGAGTATCGGATGGACGAGTACAACGGACTGGTCGAGGACACCAGGGCGTTCAAGACCAACCTTCTTGTGGAGCGCGATCCCAATAATCCGAATCGCGTCAATGTTGTGTATCCCCCCGATCTGATCAATCAGTTGCGGGTATTTGCCGTGCTCGCGCAATTTCGCCTTCAATACGACCGTGGGGTCGATAGAGACATCACCGCCGGTGGAGCGCGTCTGGCTGCTGGTGGCGCGGGCTAGTTACCTTGCCGGTCCCGTGTTCGCAGCGCGGGGCCGGTTTTTTTTCTTCATCCTCAAAACCTTCAGGAGATTAAACCGTGGCACAGCGCTTCGCAGGTATCGCATACCTCTACGTTGGCTCGCAGATGATGGCTCTGCGCGGCAACTTCACTGTCTCCCCATCTCCGGTTGAGCGCACGATGATAGCTGGACAGGATGGTGTTCATGGTTATCAAGAACTGCCGCGCGTGCCCTTCATCGAGGGCGACATCTCGACCACGCGCGGGCTCGCGCTGGAAGACCTTGACGGTGCGACCGACGTCAATGTGGTCGCCCAGCTCGCTAACGGCTGGCAGTACTCGTTGGTCGGCGCAACCTGCAAGGCGGCACTCGAAGCCAACGCCCGCGACGGTCAGGTGCGCGTGCGATGGGAAGGCCTGTGGTGTGAGGAGATGGCGATCGACATGCCGGTCGCGCCGGTGCAGCTGGCCGCGCGATAAACCCAAGGAGAACCTATGAACAAACCAAACAACCGAGAGGGGTTCGTCAAGAGCGCCGAGCCTCTCCCCGAGACTCCGGGGCCGGTCATCGACAACGAGCCCGCGCTGGAGGAACAGCCGAAGGAGGAGACTTGGCCGGTCAAGGTCAAGCTGTTGCATCGCGGCGTCAGGAAAGGTGCTGACACGGTGCATGAGCTGGAATTCCGCGAACCGACTGGTGGCGACATCAATCGCTATGGCAATCCGTGCCACGTCAACCAGGAAGGCGACGTCATCATTCTCGAACGCAAGATGACGACGATGATGTCGGCGCTGTCTGGCATCTTGCCGCCGTTCATCGAGGCGATGGACCCCCGCGACTGGAACAGCTGCGCATACAGGTTGCGCGGTTTTTTTATCCCGGACCCGACAGCCTGGTAGGTGAAGGCGTTCTGGATTGTTATCGGCTGGCGAATTTTTACAAGATATCGCCGACGACATTTCTGGAAATGCCTTTGTCTGAAGTCCGTACCCATTTGGTGCGGACCATAGAGCTGTCGCATCAGCTGAAACGCGAGAGGGCAGCGCAGGACGATGGCTGAATTTGAGGAGTTACGCCTTACAGTCAGCCTCGTAGATAACGCGTCTGCGGGAATGGCTCGGCTGCGCTCCGAGATCGGCCAGATCACCAGCTCCGTCAACGCGATGGCGGCGGGGCTGACGTCGTCGACCAACGCGGTTACCAACTTCGGCAACGTATCCCAGGTCGCGACCCCGAAGATCAGGGCCTTCAGTGCGCAGATGCGCGAGCTGTCGCGCGCGGCTACTGAAACCGGTCAGGCCATCGGGCAAATGGCGCTGGTGGCCAAGCAGGGCCTCGGCGGCATGCCGCAAATGGCCGTCCTGCTCTGGGATGCTTCGCGCGGCGTCAACCAGATGGCGGCCGGCATGGCGCTGGTCGGGCCTTCCGCGCGCGTGGCGGTGCTGGCGCTCGGCGGTATCACCATCGGTGTCGCGGCTGTCGGTGCGGCTGTCGTCGCCTACGGCGTCTCCGTCTTCCGCATGGCCAAGGAGATGGACGCGCTTGACAAGACGTCCAAGACGCTCGGCATCAGCTTCGCCACATTGAAGGGCGCCCAGGATCAGGCCAGGGCGGCCGGTGAATCCGCAGACGCCGTCACCAGGAATTTTCAGGGCATACAGGCAGCCCAGCTCGATCTCTTCAAGCGCAATTCCGAGCTGAAGAACCGGCTACTCACTCAAGGCGTGGGCGAGGCGTGGATCGCCGAGTTTTCCAAGACGCCCGATCCAGCAGTAGCCTTCAACATGATCCGCAGCTTCGGTAATCGGCTGGAGCAGTCGCTGATCGATGCGGGGTGGGCTGCAGGCGCAGCCGCTGCCATGAAGGAGCAATTTGCTGGCGAGTTCGGCGTTAGGATCGGCAATCTGCCTGAGATGACGCCGCTTTCGCCGGAATCTATCGCCAACATGGAGCGGATCAAGGTTCTAAGCAATGAGGTGATGAAGGTCTGGAATCCGCTCAGCGTCAAGCTGGAAAACCTCACGCTTGAAGGTCTGAAGCAGGGACTGCCGCATCTGGTCCAAATCCTGCAGCACACCGACGCGATCATCGCGCAGCTCAAGATCGAGCTGAAGTCGGTGGCTGCGGTGTTCGAGGCGATCCAGTTTGCCCACGACCTGATCAACCACCCGATTGATACGATCAAGAAGCTTCACAATTCGGATCAGGCGACCAGAGGCAGGATTATAGATTTTCTCGACCCGGCCATCCGGCGTCACCTGGCGCCAGCGACAAAGCCTGAAACGCTTAATGAAGCGCTCGGTTTGTCGCCGGGGGAAACGGTGCCGGTAGCACCGCTGCACTTCGGCGGAGGTGGCACGGGCAGAGGCAACGAAAACATTTCCGGCTGGAAAGGCAATAACCAGTCGGTCTGGGACAGCTTCCGCCGCTCGGAAAATATCGAAGACCGCAGGGACGAGAGCCTCGAAGAGACCAGCTCGCTGACGGAGCAGCTGGCGCGGCTCAATGCCTTCTTCGAGCGCCAGGAAGCGCTCAACCTGGGTGGCGGCGGAGCTGGTGCTGGGGGAGGTGGCGGCGGACGCGGCGGGGCGCTCGGGCTGTTCGGTGGCGGGGGCGGCGGCAACTACGGCGGGGGCGGCGGCAACTACGGCGGTGCCAGTTCTAGCTACGGTGGCGGTAGGCCAGCGGAGACTTCCAGCGAGACGGTTACGTCGGCCCAGAGCGGCGGGCTGGCTGCTGATCGCGCGCGCTTCCAGAAAGAGCTGGATGAGAACCCGGCACTACGCGAGAAGATATTGCGTATTGCGGCGAACGAGCAGGGCAAGCACGGTCTAGGCACGCAGGCGGTTCTTGAAAGCATGATGAACCGCGCCTCGTTCAAGCGCACATCACTGGCAGCGCAGGCGAAGTGGGTGGGGGAAGGTGGCTACTACGCCCAGGGCAACATGGGGCGCGGCGCGCTGGAGAACAAAGAGCACGCCGCCATCCTGAACGAATCGCTCAAGAAGGTGCTGGGCGGCAGCAACATCACCGACTACGCGACAGACAATGCCTCGCAGGGCTTGGCCGCGAAGCGCAAGGCCAATCAGGAGATGGAGTGGACGAAGGACTTCGGCGGCGAGTCTTTCTTCCGGCCCGGTCGCGTCAGCGGTGCCGGCAATGTGCGGAAGCATCGCGAGTGGGAAGCCGCCATGATCGCGGCAGATCGCAAGGAGCTTGATCGCGCCTCCACTACGACAGCGAATAAGCCGACGGTCAACGGCGGTCTCAAGGCCGAAGTCAAAGCGCCTCCTGGCACCGAGGTAGAGGTCACCGGCAGTGGCGCCTTCAAGGAGACTAAGACGACCAAAGAAGTAGATCGCACACAAATGACTGGGTTCAATCGGCGAGGCGAACCGACTTTTGCAGGGGAAGACTAAGAAAACTGATGGCTGAGTTCGAAGAACTACGTCTCACAGTCAACCTCGTCGATAGCGCGTCCACTGGACTGCAGAGGATACGTGCCGAGATCGGGCAGCTGACACAGTCTGCCCAGGCCATGACGGCAGGGATGGTCTCGGCGACTGCCGGACTGTCCAATCTCGCAGCCAGCGCGCAAAACGCACAGCCAAAGATGCGCGGTCTCTCCACCGAGATGCGCGACATGCAGCGGCACGCCGTCGACACCGGTCGTGCGCTGGGGCAGATGGGATTTGCGGCGCAGCAAGGCCTCGCAGGCTTCCCGCAAATAGCGGTCGGTCTGTACGACGCGGTGGGTGGTGTCAAAGGCCTCGGCGAGGCCATGAAGAACGTGACGCCGGTCGCCCGGATATCGACGCAAGCCCTGATCGGCGTCGGCATCGGCGTTGTGGCCGTCGGCGCCGCCGTTGCTGCCTACGGTGTCTCTGTTTTCCGTATGGCCAAGGACATGGACCAGCTGAACCGCACGGCGCGGACCATGGGCATGAGCTTTGCCGAACTGAAGAACGCTCAGGATCAGGCGAAGTCTTTCGGCGGCTCAGCGGAGATGATGGTCAGGACGTTCCAGGGCGTCCAGGCCGCGCAACTCGATCTCTACAAAACCAACTCAGCGCTGAGAGAGAGGCTGGTCGCCAAGGGCGTTAGCGCTGATTTCGTCGATGCCCT